GTCGTCCTGAACGCCCGGCTGGCCGTTTTCCGTGGCCTCCAAGACGCCCTCGATCCAGGCGTCATAGGCCGGGATCAGTTCACGTTTCAGCTCGATCTTGGTCTGGCGGGACTGGATTTGCTTCAGGCGCTGACGGTCGTGAAGCAGCTGGGCCAGCTGACGCCTGTATTCGGTTCCCGCCGCGCTGGGCGGACCGGCGTCATTGGCGGCCAGGCGCGCGCCCGCAACGGAGTAGCCGATCGATGCGGCTACGCCCGATGCGGTGGCGGCCAGGACGCGCTGGCGGTGCCGCTGGAAGGGGTCGACATGGCGCATGGCTATCAGCCGTTGCCTTCCGGCGTATCCGGTTGGCTCCAATCGCCGAACTCGATGTTCTCGATCAGAGCGGCTGCACCGATGCGTTCGACCACATAGGCGTCGTTCGACGACTCGTAGTTCTCGACCTGATCCATCTCAGGATTGTCCTTGAGATGGCGACGACGGCCGCCCTTCTGCCAATAGATCGACAGGTTGTCAGGGCGGGTGATCAGGGTCGATCGCGCCGGGAAGAAGGGTTGGGTGTTGGCCGGGAGATTGCCCATACGCTTCTGCGCCACCACGGTCTGGGCGGCCAGGGTCTCGCTGGGCTTGTGCTCCTGGTTCACGACGGGGAAGTACTTGTCGTGCAGCAGCTCGCGGCCACAGATCGCCTCCAGCCCGGGGTCTTCGCGATACTGAGGCTCCATCAGCATAATGGCGGCCATGACCAAGGCGTCCATGTTGGCGAAGTCGCCGCCCGGGCCGACGCGGACAGGGCGGTAGACCGGCGGCTGGCCTTCCGGCGCGGTGTTGATGCCCGGGATGACCTGGTGCGGCGCCTCTTCGCGCAGGATCTGCAGCCAGCCGATGTTCATGTCCTGGAGCAGCGGAAACTGATCGATGTCGGATTCTTCGGCGGCGTGGGTGCCGTTCCAGCCGATGATCAGGCGGTCCAGGCCCTGCTGCTGGGTCCAGTGGTCGCGGACGCGGGTTTCGAAGTCCGGGAACTCCGACCAACTGTCCAGCGTCTCGTAGCGCAGGTGCGTATCAAAGTTCGTCTTGTGGCACTTATAGCCGCGCTTATCGAGCGTGTGGGTCGCGCGCGTCTTGCGCTTGTTGCCTGCCGCCGTGTTGGTGCGGCTGGCGATCGGGCCGGTGTTGCCCAGGCCCAGCTTGGCGCCTTCCATGTCGCGGACCGGGACCACGTTGATCCGCTTCATGAAGGCCGAGGATTCCAGAAGCTTGGATTCCAGCTTCTGCTGCACAGTCGGCGCGACCGTGAAGGCCGCCGAGGTCGTAGCGACGCCGTTCAGGAGGCCGACGCGGGCGGCGTAGGCGTTGTATTTGACGCGGGTATCGTTCTGCATGGGAGTTCCAGAAGGTCAGGGGCAGGTGGGGCGCAGGCGAACCGGCGTGGTCAGAAGTCGGTCTGGATGGCGGTCTCGCCGCCCGTGGCGGGCGGGCGGGCCGTGTAGTTGGAGCCGGGGGTGTTCGAGAGATCGGACGTCAGCTTCGCCAGGTCGGTCTCCACCCGGCGGAAGCGTTCATCGCTGGCGCGCATGGCGGTCTGAAGCGTGTCGCTGATGTCCTTGGAAAACTGCGTCATCGCGGCGGTCAGCGCAGCGAACTGATCTGCTGGATCAGCCTGAGACACGGACGGTGTCTGAACTGGAGCGGGCGTTGGCGTTTGCGGTTGGCCCATACGGGCGAGGGCCGCAAAGAATTTATCGACCGCTGAAACGCTAGATGAGGGAGCTTCGTCGGCAAGCAGTTCGAACTTGGTTTCGTAGGCCGAAGAGAAGAAGCTGTCGGGCGAGCGTTTGCGACGGTCCAGGTCAGCCTTCAGCTCCACGGCGGCCGGATCGTCGGTGCGGGTGCTGAACTTCAGCATGTTGGTGCCGAGCGATGCCGGGCTATCAGTGACGGCCAGGCCGACCAGGCCGAACATGCCGGTGCCGCCGAAGTTCGGCTGAGGCTCGATCGACGTGTAGATTTTCTGGCGCTTGCGGTTCAGCTCGACCAGTTCAGGGGTCGGGTCCAGCTGGGCGTAGAGGGCCAGGCGTTTTTCAGTCTGTTCGCCGATCTGGATGTCGTCTTCCTGATGACGCAGTTCCAGAACATCGCCGTACATGCCGAAGGGGCCATTCGGGTCGAAGCCCCGCAAGTGCTCCATGTTGATGCGGACGCCATAGGTGTCGCGGTTGAAGGTCTTGACGCATTCCTCAATGATTTGCCGCGTGATCTCGCGCCCGTCGGTGGCGGTCTGGCCTTCCACGGCGATGCGGAAGAATTCGGTCTTCTGAGGAGTCTTGTCGGCCATGGGGCTGGGTCGCTCGCCTGATCTTGGGAAGGCCCGGGCCGGGCCGATTGAACAGGCGCCAGATCAGTCCCGAGGGGCGGGTTCGCTCAAGGCGCTGCTGTTGTCAGAGAGGATCTGACAACACGGCGGGCGCGAGGGCAGGCGGGGCCGTGAGTAGCGTCCGCGCCGATGACCCGACGCCGCCCCAGAACCGATACGGCCCTGCCGCCAGACACCGACGCGCCCGCCACCGATCTGGGCGCGATGATGCTGGAATCCGGCGTCGTCGGCTTTCCGGTCAGCAAGAACCTGGACCCGCGCCGAGCGGCGAAGTTCCTATACTGGTCATTCTGGCGGCTGACGGACATCAGCGAGTGGCTGGGCGTGCCGGAAGGTACGCTGGCCAGCTGGAAAAGCCGCGACGGCTGGGAGGTGGCGTCGTCCATCGCCCGGGTCGAGGGCGTGCTGGAAGCGCGCCTGATCACCCTGATCCTGAAGGAGTTGAAGGACGGGCGGGACTTCAAGGAGATCGACCTGCTGGGCCGCCAGCTGGTTACGATCGCCCGCGTCCGGAAGTTCGAGAGCGAGGGCGGCCACACCGGCCACCTGAACGACAACGTCGCCAACCGAAACAGCAAGGGCAAGGACCGCAAGAAGGTCCGGCAGAACCTGATCACGGCCGACCAGGTCGAGATCCTGCGTCAGCGGTTCCAGGACGAGCTCTTCGACTATCAGCGCATCTGGTACGGCGCGCGGACCCACAAGGCCCGGATGATCCTGAAGTCGCGCCAGATCGGCGCGACCTGGTATTTCGCCCGCGAAGCGCTGATGGAAGCGCTGGACACCGGCGACAACCAGATCTTCCTGTCGGCCTCGAAAAAGCAGGCCTGCCAGTTCAAGTCCTACATCATCGAATTCGTGCGTCTGACGATCGGCGTCGAGCTGAAGGGCGAAGACCTCGTCATCGACCGGGGCGACCACCCGGAAACCGGCCTGCCGCAGACCCAGCCGACCCTATACTTCCTGGGGACCAACAGCCGGACGGCGCAGAGCTATCACGGTTCGCTCTACTTCGATGAATTCATGTGGGTGCATGGGTTCACCCGCCTGGAAGACGTCGCCTCAGGCATGGCGTCGCACAAGCAGTATCGGATCACCTACATCTCGACGCCGACGTCGGTGAACGACGAGGCCTATCCGTTCTGGACCGGCGCGGCCTGGAACAAGGAGCGGGCCAAAAGGGACCGGGTCGAGTTCGACGTCAGCTGGAAGGCACTGAAAGACGGCCGCCTGTGCGAGGACGGAATCTGGCGTCAGATCGTCACGATCGAGGACGCGGCGGCCTGTGGCTGCACCCTGTTCGACCTAGCCGACCTGAAACGGCGAAAGAGTGCGGCTGCGTGGGCCAACCTCTACATGTGCGCCTTCGTCGACGATTCCATGTCGATCTTCCCGATGGCGTCGCTTCGGCCGTGTCAGGTGGACGAGCTGGAATGGAGCGACATCGACTTCGAGATGCAGCTGCTGGGTTTCGGGCGGCCGTATGAGGGCGAGGTCTGGCTGAGTTACGACCCGAACGGGGACGGCGAGAACGCGGATAACGCGGCCCTGGTCCTGGTCGCGCCGCCTGAGACGCCCGGCAAGGGTAAGTTCAGGGTGATCTGGAAGGAACAGTTCCGGGGATCCGACTTCACCGAACAGGCCCTGATCATCGAGGCGATGGCGCTTCGTTACAACGTCACCAAGATCGACATTGATCGCACCGGCCTGGGCAATGCGGTCCTGCAGCTGGTGTCCAAGTTTTTCCCCATGGCGCGGGGCCACCTCTATGACCCGATGGTCAAGACGCGCCTGGTGCACAAGGCGCTGAACGTCATCAGCCGCAAGCGGCTGGAGTATCCGGCCAACTGGCAGGATCTGACCAACGCCCTGATGTCGATCCGGCGCACCCTGACCAGCAAGGGCCGCCACCTGACCTATGAGGCGCCCCGCACCAAGGCCAGCGGCCACGGCGACCTGGCATGGGCGCTGATGCAGGCCCTCGATAACGAACCGCTGGAAGCCGCGATCGGCGTGACCAGCCAATCCAGCGTGGAGATTTTCGGTGACGATGACGACTGAGGCGGCCGCGCCCATGGTCTTCAGCTTTGGGGATCCGGAGCCGGTCCTGGGCGGCCGGGCTGGGCTGGCCGATCACCTGGCCTGCTGGAGCAACGGCAAATGGTATGAGCCGCCGATCCCCATGGAGGGACTGAGCCGGGCGGCCAAGGTGGCCAGCCATCACGGCTCGGCCATGTTCTACAAAGTCAATCAGTTGGTGCGCGACTTCATCCCGCATCCGCTGTTGTCGCTGGAGACGTTCGAAGGGCTGGCGCTGGATGACCAGGTGCTGGCGAACTTCTACGTCGAGCGGGTGAATAATCGCCTGGGTCGGCCGATGCCGCTGCGTCGATCGCTGGCGAAATACACCCGGCGCGGTCTGGTCGACGGGGAGTTCTTCTTCACGCCGAGCTGGGCGGTCGAACATGCGTTCGAGCCCGGCCAGGTGTTCCATGGGCGCCGGACGGGGATCGACCAGGAAATCTATGGCGAGCCGGAGTATCTGGCGGCGCTGCAGTCGGCGCTGCTGAGCGAGGCGGCGACGCTGTATCGCCGGCGCTATTACCTGAACGGCTCGCACTCTGGCTTCATCATGTATGTGACGGACCCGTTGAGCGACAAGGACGCCGACGCGATCCGCGCCTCGCTGCGCGGGGCGAAGGGGCCGGGCAATTTCAAGAACCTGTTCGTTCACAGCGCCGGGGGCAAGGAGAAGGGAATCCAGCTGCTGCACCCGTCAGAAGCGGCGGCGAAGGACAACTTCTCCGACATCAAGAACGTCACGCGCGATGACATTCTGGCGGTTCACCGCGTGCCGCCTGTGCTGCTGGGCGTCGTGCCTCAGAACGCTGCCGGATTTGGGTCTGTCAGAGACGCCAGCGAAATCTTCTATGAGAATGAAGTGGTGCCGCTGCAGCGCCGGTTCCTGGCCCTGAACGAGTGGGTCGGCGAAGAGGTCGTGCGGTTCAGAGAACGGGCGATATCAACTGCCCGATGATCCGTAGCGCCGACGAAGGGGGCCGCCCAGATCGGGCTTAGGGGGCGGGACCGGCGTGCCGTGGAATTTGCGGGCCTCGTCGACAGCATGGGAAACCGCTTCCCATGATTCCGAGACTTCCACGCTCCGGCCGTCGACCAGATGGACGATTGAGCTCGCGTCGCCCATTGCAATGGCTGAGACGGCGTCGGGGTGAACCCATTGATCACCGAACTGAAGGTAGAAGCCGAGCTGCGCCGCAAGACGTTCAGGTTCTTCCCAAAGCTTGAAAGATCGCCCACCTCCAACGGTGACACGAGAATACACGTAGTCCGTCTCGATCGTAATGATCTGGTCCAAATCCAACACGACCAAACCTCCCGGCTCCTGAAGCCGGAATGTCTTAAGACGGCTGCGCTCTTCCTTGGGACCGGCAAGTAGCTCGATCACCCGGCGAATGAACTCTGGTCGGCTTGGCGCGCCTGGATCGGTCCCGATCAATTTATCCAGTGCGGATAGCTGTTCGGGCGGAAACCTCACGTTGACCGGCACGGCATCAACGCGGGGACGGCCTCTTTTACTGGCGCTAGATATTGACATGGTAACTATTCTAGCGCTGGATAAGGCGGACCGGAAGAGTGTTTGCCGCGCTCTCCCGGCCCTAACCCGAACTCTCGATCAATGGAGGATCGAATGGCCCAGGCTGAGCCGAGGTCTATCACACGTCGCGCCCTCGTGGGGGCTTTCGTGGCCGTGGGAATTACGGCGCCGATCATCGCAGTTGCGTCCGAACCTGACGGCGCAGACAACCAGTTCCTTCACTGGGAAGCCGAAATCAACCGGCTGGAAGCGGAGGCTCAGTTGATCGACGACACCGACATAACGGATAGGATCTTCGACCATGTCGGCGACCTGGAACATCTCATCCTTGAGACCTCCAGTAGCAGTCGGACGGCGGCCGAAGTGAAGCTGAGAGCGCTGCTTCGCTATTTCGGAACCTATGATGCCCGATGTGTCGCGCCGATTCGCGACGTCATGACTTACGTGGCCAACGTTCCTCTATGACGGCACCGTTGGACGTGAAGGGGAGACGATTCAATCGTTTGGTCGCTGTAGAGCGCAGGGGCAGTACGCGGGACGGGCGGGCGCTCTGGCTTTTTCGGTGTGACTGCGGTGCTGATGTCTTAAGCGGCGTCCCCAAGCCCCTACGTGGTGAAAAGAAGAGCTGTGGCAAATGTCATCGTGGCGTGGACCTGACCGGTCGCAGGTTCGGCCTTCTTCAGGTAATTGATCGCGAAGGTCGCGGATCTCGCCATCAAACGCACTGGCGCGTTAGGTGTGATTGCGGAAGAGAGCTGATCGCCCGTGTTGACGGGCTTCTGTCGGCACAATCGACCCATTGTGGGTGCCTGAAAGCTATTGCCTTGTCGGAAGCCCATACCCGCCATGGACATACTCAAGGCGCAGCGGCCACACGAACCTACAACACTTGGAAGGCGATGAAGAAGAGGTGCTTTAATCCGCGCCAAGCCAAATACGAATACTACGGCGGTCGCGGCATTACGGTTTGCGAGCGCTGGCTTCTATTCGATAATTTTCTCGCCGACATGGGCGAGAGGCCAGAAGGTACCACCATTGACCGCATAGACCCCGACGGCGACTATGAACCTAGGAACTGTCGCTGGGCGACGCCGCAACAGCAAGCCCGAAATCAGCGATCTAGAAGATAGCTACCCGCTGGACGTGCCAGCGGGCTTTCGCCATCAAGCTGTGATTGTGTAGTGGACGATATTGAACGTCTGTCCGTCGTTCGAAACAGAATCGCTTGCGAACGCAAAACCGAAAGCTTCAGCCCCCAGAACGACATTTCCAGTGATCGCTGACGTTTTGCCTGTGCTCCCATTTGGAAGAAGCAGGGTGACGGTCGGTCCGTCCGTTGATCCGCTGGGGTTCGCTGGAGAATTCACTAATTGGACGATTATACGGCCCTGTCCAATTTGGATTTCCGCGCGATCGTCGTCCCTTTGAAATACGATCGTTCCGGTCTCGACCACACGTCGACCGCCAACAGAAGATACAGGCATCTCTTTCTCCTATGATGATGCTGAGAGAACATGGTTCGTTATCATCTTAACGCAAGGCCTATTGATTGGACTTTCCACAGCCTGTGTTCGATGTCGCGAACAAAGGGCGAACATTTAGCTTGAGGCAGGCAGGCTCGGCGCCGTAGAGCGGCGTCGGGTCGGGCGCTTGGTCTGGAGCTGAACCATGCAAACGAAAGAAGGAAGGCCATGGACGCCGCCTGAGCTGTCGCAGGAAGACGTCGCGCTCGGGTCGCTCATGGCGATCTGGCAACATGGAGAGGCCGCGCGGGCTGATCCGGTTCTGCTGAACATGCAGGCGCGGATCGCCGCCGAGCTGGCGCGGATCTCGCCCGAGGCGGCCGCGAAGGGCAGGGCGCAATTTGAACGCCTGGTGCTGTCGGCCGGAGCTCCGGCGCACTGACGATGCGCGAATACGGCGACGACACGACCGTCGATGACATCGAGTCAGGCAACCAGCTCACTCTGGAGTGCCCCTGCGGCTACAAGGTCGGCCCGGCGTCTCGGCGCTGGCCAGCCTCCGCGCGGTCCATTCCGTTGGCGCAGCTGAGGACGCGGTTGAAATGCGAGCAATGCGGGAAGCGGTCGCCGACCGTGGTCATCAGCGGCTTTCGGTTCATGAGCGGCGAGGTGGTCGAGCGGTGGCGCTGGCCAAGGGCCTGAGATGGGCTTTCGGAAATATGAGAACCGGCCGCTCTCCTACCACTTGGCCACGCCGCTCTCGATCGGGGAGATGCGGCGGCGGGGGTGGGTCGTCATGGCCAGGTGCCGCACCTGCGAGCTCGACATACGGATCGACCTGGACCTGATGATCCGGCTCAACGGTCATGACCTGATGATCTTCGGCAAGACCTGCCGCTGCAGGCGGCTGGGCTGTGGCGGACGGATGATGTTCATGGGGACGCCGCCAGGCGCGCAGCATGGAGTTTTCTACCCGCTGAAGGCGCCAGCCCCGCTTGGCTCGGCCTGGACCGAGTGA